ATGTGACTGGTTCCGTTGAGTTATAAAGTTTACCTCAACGGATCTTGGAACCGGAACCAGTATATATAGCTGGGACGTTCCCCACTTACAGCAGGTTATTTGTCATCTTGCATCTACACTGGTCACCATGTATCGAAGCCGATACCGGAGAAGGCGCACTCGCCGAACATATGGTCGCCGACCTCGTATCCGCCGACAGCGCCGCTTCATGCGCGGCAGAAGGCGCGGTATGACTACTCGCAAGGTTGCGAATATTGCCGCAACGAAGAAGCGGGACAACATGATCGCGTGCGGAGTTACTACTGGCGGGGCCCTTCAAGAGCCTGGTCTCCCGTACGCTATGACCGGCGATCAGACTACCTACATGTTTGCTTTTGTCCCTTCAGCCCGTGGTGTCCACAATGAGCTACCCTCCGCCGGTAACCCCTCGCGTGGCTTTGATTTTTCCAGGGAGCACCGCTCCACTTGGTCTGTCGGGTACTCCGAGCGGGTCACTCTTACGTCAAATACGGGAGTTAACTGGCGATGGCGTCGAATTGTTTTCACCATGAAACAGTTGGAGCCTGCTCAGGCGTTCCCCACCGGGACCCTCTTTAATTACAATACCTCTGTCACACCCAACCCTGGTTACGTCCGAACTATGTGGGACGTGTCGCAAACTGCACTGCCCCGGCAGATACTTCAGCAGGAGATATTTCAAGGCACCCTTGGTGTCGATTATAGTGACCCTCTGAACGCTACCCTAGACCGCACGCGAATTAGGGTGCTCTATGACCAGAACATAGCAATCAACGGTCATAACGATGAGGGACATTGGAAGTACCGGAAGTTTTGGCATCGCAATGGTAGAAAGTTGATCTACAATGAGAAGGAGTCTGGTGATCACAAAAATACCTCAGAGGCGACCCACTACAATACAGGGGGTCGCGAGGGTGATGGAGACTTGTGGATCGTCGACATATTTGCGTCAATCAGTAGTGCTGGCGCTGGTGACGTACTTACGTTTCTGCCCCATGGCACATATTATTGGCATGAGAAGGGTTAAAGTTCAATAGTTAGGGGTGTGTCTATATAAACGAATTTTACATTCGCGTTTAACCAATCACGGTCTGCGCCGTGTTCTTCCCGTGGGTCATTGTTTGATACCCATATTGCGGGTTTTCCCCAGTGGATCAGTCTCTTCCCTTTGTATTTATCAGTTGCGTAGAACTGATGTTGGTGCCCTAACCACCATTTGTACTGTGGGAAGAATTGTATACCGCCGTTTATGTCATCGAATACGGCGTACTGAACTCCATCTAGGTTCTCGTCAAGCGAGAATAATCCACCGAAATAGGCGTGGGGCCCGTGTGCCCTAGCCCAAATTGTTTTTCCATTTCTGGAGGGGCCCCACAGGCACAAACTCTGGCCTCGTTTTCCATCTATGAAGATGTTAGCTTTGGCCCTCAAGTAGGGGGGAGGGGTCCCCGCGTCAGCCGGAAATCTTATTTCCGGGGGGATCCCCCCTGCGTCGGGCCACTTACCTCTGCCAGGCCCGCTAGATAGCTGCTGTAACCACTCTGTAAGCTCTGGAAGCATGTCCTGTACCAGCTGGAACCCTTCTGGGTGTCGGTACACGTGTTTAGCAGGTCTGTATCTCCACTCAGCGTACTTTTCAAGTTGGGTGAAGCTGCAACAAAGCTGCTTTGGAGCAAGCTCCAGCAGTAGTCTAAAAAACTCCTCTCGACTTTCTGCAGCCACGATATCATGCCAACAGTCTCCATCTCGAGGGACTTTGCCAGCATCTGGTCTTCCAAGCCCCCCTGCCACAATGTCACCATCCTTGCACGCGTAGTCGAAGCCCGCCTGTGGTGTTGTGTGCGTAGGTGAAACATTCGGGTGGCACCCAGATACATCGAAGACATCTGCCTTTCGACTTCGGAATTTTCTTGCGAAATCAACAAAGCAGTGTAAATGAGTTCCACCATCAGCATGGGCTTCTCTCGAGACGATGCATTCTGCCCTAAGTTCTGTAAAGTGATTGACAACTGCCCAAGGGTCGAGCGTTCCAGACTGAGCGTAGGTGAGTAAGGCATATCTGGCGTTAAAGTTAAATGTCATGTGACTGGTTCCGTTGAGTTATAAAGTTTACCTCAACGGATCTTGGAACCGGAACCAGTATATATAGCTGGGACGTTCCCCACTTACAGCAGGTTATTTGTCATCTTGCATCTACACTG